TATTCGGATTCGCAGCTATAGATGCTCTAAATACTCTTCCTAAGTTAGATGGCATCGTATACACGCGTGCCAACAAATCTTCTTTTGTCACTATTCTTTCTTGCGAGTTTTTCACTGCAGGAATTAAGGCGATTAATTCTCTTGAAGACAGCGCGTCTTCACCGCCAGAAGCCATCATGGTATTACCTATTTCTATAGAGTTTCTAACTTTAACAGCATCGGCATTAGAGGGGTTTTTTGGAAAATCCATCGTTAGACTTGTAATAGTTGTTAACGAATTTGGAGAAATATTGTGACTTAAGCCTCCACCGTGTCTGTACGTAATTGTTATATTAGTATCAGAAGAAATTACGCCAAGCGTATTTGTCGTTAATAACTTTTCAGGATTTAAGGAAGTTCTTTTAATCGTTTTTGAGTATGGCAATGGCAATGCAAACTCTGTCGGATCTGGAATGACATCATCTTCGAGCGAAGCTGCCGAACCACCTCCGAAGACCAATATCGTTTTTCGCGTGGCTAAATCTGTTAATTTAGTGAATCTATATGGCGCGTGAACGACTCTTAGTCCGTCTTTTACAAGACTACTATCATAGGACGAATTCAATACATTTCTATAGACTACATCGTGTGATAGCGCGCCAACTTCATAATATGTATTGCCATAATCGTCATATACATTCACTATTTCTGTAATATTTGATTGTGCTAATTGAATCTTTCGAAACGGGATAAATCCGCCGACAGAAACAACTTGTCGCGTTTCTCTACCTGAAACGCAAAGTCCATCTAGCGAAAGAAAATAACTTACTATAGCACCGTCTGTTCTTCGACGTCCAATCTTCTTTTTCACTGCTGGATTTATAATATATTCGCCATTTTCATCAGGATCTATTATAAACTTTATATCATCGACCAGCGTAAAGGGTATACCACTGTCACTTGTAAAAAGACAACCTTCTTTAATCACGGGCAAAAGACTTATGTCAGGACCATCATCGCCAGAATTTGCTGTCATCACCTCTATATACACAGTGACGTTGACAGACGCAGGTGCCGAGCCAGCAATGGCCACACCAGAACTTCGAAGGGCCCGCTCGATACTGCCATTCTCAACTGCAGTTTCTGGATTTAACTCTCCATAAAGATGATCCAAATAAAACGATAGATTGTCACCAACGTACGCAGCCATGTCTAAAAACAAACCGCCTATAGAGGCTTCAGAAAAGTCCTGAATACGATCTGGATAATATTGACGAGCATAATCTAACAACGTTTGACGAAACGAATCGAAGTCGCGAGCCAAATAACGACGTTGTCTTATCTCTTTTGTGATTTTTTTAGGGTCAGTGGCCATTTTCTTAATTTTCCATTATAATACGAATAAATTAACTCGTAACTGACGATCTTCAACCGCTAATTGCGGAACTGAATAGGTTATCAATATTTTCATATGTGCAACCGACGAAAGACTCGTGAAACTTTCAAAATCCGATACATAATCAATTAAATTTATGTATGGCATCCATGAGCTAGCAGCTGTTTTTATTCTAATTACAGCCTCTGAATCGAATTGTTCTTGAACCGAATACTCAGTAACTAACGGTTTCAAATTAGCACCGAAATAATAAAGTCCTAATCTTTCGCCCCAATTTGTGAGTATAAGATTTCTTAAGTTATCATGGATTGTATCTGACATGTTCGTATACATGTCAAATATTCCGTATTTTTTACCTAATTTTAATGGCGTCTTTATTCCAATAGGCTTTAAACTAGGCATTAAATTACTCTCAATGAGCTTTTTACCTGTTGTACCTACGCTTTTAAAATTTATCGTCGCCATACAGTTCTATCTATGCTAATTTGTTAAAATGAAACCTACTTACTTACTACAATACCACTAGAACTATTCGTTAAGGATAGTAACTTTCCTATAAGATCAAATCTACCCAGGTATCCACGTAGGTTTATTCTTATTATCCTCGCCCCATACGTCACCGCCATAAGTTTTGATTTTTTGAATAAAAATTTCCATATTCATAAATCCTGCCAAATAGACAGGTGCCTTGGCTTGGTGACCTTCTGGCGTGATGAAGTATGATGTCCCCGGTGCATCGAGACGTAACAGTCTTATAGTATACGCCATACCTTGCGTCGCGTTCATCGCCGACCCCCCGACGGCGGATCCCATATTGCCAGCACCGGCGTCGGCGGTACCAAACCAACCTTCGTCAGGACGCCATTCTACTATAACACCTGTGTGGCGGATGGTGCCTGGCCCTCCGCCGCCGGACCCTTCGCAAGTGAGATAAACATCTCCATATCTTGGCGTCCTATTAACAAGGTCTTCGGCTTTAAACATGCTTGTCCACGCGCCGAGCGTGGCGCCAAGATATACGAATTCGAAGCCTGTCCCTCCAAGCTTTACGCTATTATTTCGACCATACGAGTTTTGGCCATGGGCGAAGGTCGAATTCGTTGTCTGTCTGTTGTCATTACCTTCGTTAACAATAAATGTTATCTGTTTTGTTCCAGTACCTACTAAATTATTGAATATCCAACTAGACAATTGTCCACAAGAAGTCGGAACAGCTTGAACGGGGTTGTCCTTATTTGGTGAGTCAAGCAGCTTCTGGATTGTCTCTTTGTCGCCAAAGCCAGCACCGATGATGCCACCGGCGCCTCGAATTGTGTCTTTCCACTTGGGGCTTGATGCACCTTGCGCGTAGCCTGCAAAGTTGATTTGATTCTTTGGCGTTGGCGCGCCGAGCTGGCTCCAGTCAGGTAATGGTCCTAAGCATCCATCGCATGTAGGTCCACCTTCGATTAGGTCTTTAAGTCTTTGTCTGATTTTGCCTGACGGTTTCATTCCGCTTTTACTACTTTTGCCGCCAGCAGGACTTGGATAGTCGTCGTCATCGTCATTAGAAGAATTGGCACGATCCGTGGGGCCAGGAGGAACCTCCATTTTGTCTGAAGAAATAATTGGTACCGGCTCTAACGGTACATCGGGGTCTTGAGCAGGATCTGACGGGTCTTCTGTTCCCATCGTTTGACCACCTTCGGGTGCTTCTTGTGGTAGTTTCGGAGGCTCTTGTGATATTGAACCTTCGTCTGCCGGCGCGCCACCCCAGCCGCCACCTGCGCCAGGCGGAGAAGTTTGACCTTGATTTCCTTGAGCAGGATAATCGTCTGCAGGCGGGCTAGCCCATGGAGAAACGTTAGATTGAGAACTGCCTCCGCTACCTTGTACACCAGAAGGTTGTACTTCATCCGGTGGTTCAAGCCCAAATGGTGATTGTTGTTGTGTTGATGATGCGCCGGAGTTTTGGGCGTTTTGATTCGAAGAACCCGCTTGACCTCCGGCAGGTGGTGATTCATCAGGTTGTCCTCCGAATCCAAATCCTGATGGTTGTTGCGATGGTGCGTCGGGACTTGTGCTAGCTGTAGGAGGATACTCGTCTGGGGGTGTGTCTCCTCCTATTATGTTGCCACCTCCATAAATCGTCTCGCTTGTAGGAGTAGGTCCTGGTGGTATTTCATCTTGTACAGACTGGCCTTGCATAAAAGGATTTTGATCTCCTGTGGTCGTTGCCTGCGACCCACCGCCTGAAAGCGTAGGAGAAGATACAGTCGATCCTGCGTTTGCATCACTCGCGTATGCCGGCTTCTCGTCGCCAGGTATTTGGTCACTTTTGGATTTTGACATATTCAATAGACCTAATCCGCCTTGATCTTCAGGAGTAGCTGCAAGCGCCTTGATGACTTCGCCGCTGCCTATATTTTGTCCTAGGAGAGCGATACACTGCAACTTTACCTGATGTTGCATTAGCACTTCTTGTGCTGCAAGCTCGAATACGCTTGTAGCCATTGGCGTCGGTTGGTATTGGGCGACTAAAGCATATACTTCAGTAAGAAGCATCTCATTTTGTCCAGATGCCATTTGCGCTATTAACATAGGCAAAAACGTTGGGTCTGCTGCGCGAATCATTAATTGATTATGCGCGTTTATTTGAGCAGCATATACAGCATTTTCAAAATCGTGTTGTTCAATATAACCGTGTTTTTTTGTTAATGGATTAGGTAGTTTAGGACTTATCTTGGCCGGCTCTTTATTGAGCGCTGCTATCAGTTTTGGTATTATTTTAGGGTCGAGCGGATCTAACCCTTTTAAATATTTATCAAAAAATATTGCAGTATTTATGTTGGGTTGGGGGAGTACAATAACATCCTTGACGGTAGGAGGTGGTAGGTTGTTTCCAGGAGCAGACAATCCTTGCATCTCGAGCAGCACGTCAGGAAACTTTGCAGG